TTGCTAAAAACATCGCTGTTTATCATGCATGTTCCGCAATCAAGAACATCAAACCATGGGATGTTCATAATTGTCTCCTATGTGCGTAGTTATTATTTACCTGAATTTCAACTCAGCAGCTATAACTAGAGCTTTGTTCAGACCCTCGTTTCCAGTGAGGTCAAAGTTTCTTGTTAGGTATAGAAAATCTTCCTCTCTGGCATATTTCAATACATTAAGCATCTTATTAAAATTACATAAAGATTGTTGTAGTGAAATATCTTCGCTCATACGCCTATTAATTTTTTATAGAAATCTACAGTGAACACTTGAAAAGCCCTACGAATATACTCTTTCTTTGCTTGGTTAAACAATTGAAACACCATTTCATTAGTAAAAACGCCGTATGTCGCGTTTGTATCTTCATTCATTGTAGCTAATAAGTCAACATTTATTGTTTTAATATTTCCATTGGGCAATTTTTTTTGGTGTACGTATATCCATGTAATGTTTGCAATATTTAAAAGTTTTTTGGCTATTTCTATTTTGCTGAAGATAGAACGGTTACCATCCTCTATATATAAGGTATAAAGCTTCTGTAATTTCTTGGCTTTGGCAGCCATAGATAAGTTAAGAATGAATTTTAGAAGCAGCATGGTAAACATGAAGGATAAAAGCAGGTATATTGTTTTCATAAGTAGTCTATCTCGCAGTAATTAGATATTGTTTTTTGCACGCATTCATTTAAAGCTTTTAACCCTTCTTTCATGGTGTTAAAAGGCAAACATATACAAAAAAATAAATCTTCCTTCTGATCATACGCATCAACCTTCAATTCGTATTGCATAGTTTTACCTTTTGCGATCTCTATCATGACATATGTAAAGCCTGGGCACTCGTGCGTAATGTTGTCTATAGCGTCTAGTATTTCTTTCATTTATTACCTTCCAGAATCTTGATCCTTTCGTCAAGCTCACCAAGTTTATGTAGCTCAGACATGGTCTTAGTTAGTGAAGCAATAGTCTTACCCTGGTCATCAGGTAAGTCGCCTCGAAGAGACTTTAACATAACTTCCTCAATTATCTTTTCAAGGTCAGCACTAGATGCAATCTTTGTTATATCTATGTTCAGATTCTCTGAGTATGACCTTGGATTTGGGTATCCCTTATCCAGAACTATCTTCGCAGCAGTCATATCGCCTTCAAGAGCTTGCGCTATTACAGACATGAAAACTGACTCTAAGTTGTCCTCTAAAAGCTTCTTAATGTGAAGTCTTTTGTCCCCACTTCCCTTTGGTCTTCCGTTTGGGTTACCTGATTGTCCTGGCTTAAAAGGCATATTGTTTAATTCCTGTTTGTAACAATGTATTAATAGTATACAAGATTAAGCAAAACAGTCAATTTTAAGCGTATACCCTAACAAAACCTTTTATCTGCGAATCATATTTTAACCTAATTGAATCATCATCTGAGTCTGCGTACTCATACGTAACCTCTTCATCTTGTATATCAACCTTCGTATCAGACATTCTAAGCAACACAAAAATTGTAAATGCAAACGTTATCAATATATAAGGAGTGTTAACCCTAAAGAAAAACATAAAAGACAGCTCCCACATAAAAAAGCATATAAAAACGGGATGTTTAAACACGTTTATGTCTCCTCTGCTATTTATTATTTTTTTGTTATTTTCTTTATTAAGAAATCAATAATGAAGCACGCTCCTAGCGCTATTAATACTTTCTCTCCGAAATTATGTACGTTATAGCATCCAACTATGATTAAAATTGTTGTCAATATAAGCCATAGATTAAGTTTGATTTTTATTGTCACGAATAGTTGCCCTAAGTTCTTTAATTTTGCCCTTAAGCTTGTTGAACTCTTTTGCGCTCGTTATAACGTGAGTTTCTTTAGAGTACTTTGTAATAACTACAGGCTTAGTTAATGCGCAGTCAAGTATGTCAGCTGTTTTTAAATGCAGCTGAGTAGCTGAGTATTTCATATATTCTCCAATTAAAAGTTTAATAAAAACTTAGGTTTGTGCTCGCAACCATCAAGTATGCTTTTAAATTCAGGAGCATATATAATATTGTCCATTCTGTCATGCATTTCATCAGTTGAATTAGAATCCATTATGTAGTCTATCATTTTAAGCAAGTAGCAAATTTTGCTTTCATCATCCATTTTATCTTTCATTTACTGTCCCTGTTTTTCTTTTGCTTCTTAAGCATTACTAGATCGATCCTTCCTGGTTCGTCAGTGTCCAAATGGTATTCGTACTTTCCTGGTACTGCTAATTTAGTGTAGTCAGCAAACCAGGCAACCACATTACCCCTCATATCCTTAACATAAATGTTCTCTCCGGATTTTACTAAGTTAACCTTGATCAATGTCCAAAATACTCCCCAAAGAAATCTAAAATAACCATCTCTTCTGTAGTAACTACTACTTTATCTAAGGGTTTATACTTATCGCCCTTAGGTAAATTAACCGTTAATTCGCTACCGTGATCTTTTATAACGTTTTTTATAATATTGTGTAATTTCTCTATTTTCATTAGCTTTTCCTCATTTATTCTAATTTAACACATGAATTATTTTTAATCAAGATATGTATTTCGCTTTACTTGGCGAATCATAATTGATAATATTAATTATAAGTAAATTATTAGTAACTTAAAAGGAGTATTAAAATGAACGCAAATGGAGCAGATTTATTATTTACATGCAATGAAAAGGCTATTGAGCATTATTGCAATGTCTTCGGAGCACCAAACTGCAAAACAACAACAGAATACGAGCATTTCATAGAAACAGAAATACCAGCAATAGAATTAGAGAGTGGCAAGGAATACTACGTTATTCCGAGACTAAGAATGTTGAGAGCGCCTAAATCTTCCTTCCGTAGATGATACGGCGCCAACAACACATACTACGTAAGCAATGGAATTATATTTAAATACAAGGATGTAAGCAATGAAATTTCCAATATACGACACTAACTTAATGAAAATTAAAGACAAAAACCTTATACTGTTTGAAAACAACAAGAAAATATTTGCACAAGCAATGCTTGAAGCAGGAAAAGAAAAAACAGAAGAATTACTAAGAGATATAAGGGATAAAGATGATGAATTTCAAACAAGCATACAATTACCTAGCAAAAAAAAACTATAAGTATAAAGGAAGATCTATAACTTATAGAACCATTAGAACAATGGTAGACAACGGGTATTTTAATACTGATCAATGTGTTTGTGGCAATAAGTTAATACCTGTTAGTGAACTTGATTCAAAAATAAAAAAACAACACGAAGAATAACAATTACTTTAATCCAAAGTTTTTAAACCTATGGTCAACGTTAAGCTTACTCTTCATATTAGGGTAAGCTTCTATCTCTATAATATTTTCTGTATGATATCGTTTTTCAATTGAGCATTTAATAACCTGCTTATCATCTTTATAGGTAATGCCGTTCATTCCATCGAGTATGCTTTTTAAACAATTATCTATATCAGGTGTAACAGTAGGCATAATATCTCCTTGTATAGCAGCCTCTGTACGACTTTTTGTCCAGCTAGAGGGCGTCTTTATTTTAACAATTATATTTACCGTCACAGGGCCTTCTATAGCTTTAATATGATTAGTTTGCATGTGTATCATTGCATAAGCACCGATATCAGCTTCAAACTCTTTAGTTTTTTTTGGTGTAAAAAATGATTTTGTCTTGGACGAGTATCTAGGGCGCTCTTTACCAACGACTTTAATTGGTATGACCATCCTCATAATATCCAGTCCTTGGATCTAAATTAGTGGCGCCGCGATGTCTGATTGAGGTGACACAAGGAATCCATTCACAGCATCCTGCTGATCTTGTCGTTGACACTGAAGACGCGACGCTTGTTTATAATATATATCTATTGGCTAATGACCATCAATGGATAATATCTGTAAAAAAGATTCATCACTTAAAATTATTTTATTCAATATTTTATTTAGAACATAAACTGGACAATTTAACAGGTGGCTTAGATCTTTTGTTTGAAATCTTGTTGCCTTGTGACTTGTAAAATGGAACAGTGCTTTTTAATTCCCCTGATCGGGCCTTGTAGCCCCGTGACGAGGATATCTCTGTGTGAGGTATCATATCGTCTAGCCATCTTTCATTGTTCAAGTACGTGGCTGGATTTGGGATATACTGCTTTGAGTTATGTTTCCATACGGCGTCTTGTCTTTTAGGAATGTCATCCATGACAAGTGCTTTATTTTTTTTGCTTAACCTTTTCCATGATCTCTGCGCTTGTTTCTTGCCAACCTTCTTTGGGTACTTACCCCAAAAAACAAAAAAGCTGCTGTCACCATCATCGACAGATGATGATGTATTTGTTTTAGTTTTTTCTTTTTTATTAATTATATTATTTGTAGGTGCTGTTTTACCGTTGCCCGGATAATCCGTTGCCCGGGTTTTCAGTGGTGCGGTCACATGTTCTTGATTACATTTAACCGCACTACTGATTTTCAGTGCCCCGGTGCCGTTAATAACTTTGTCACGATATTCGTTTCCATTTTTTACAATTATGCAACTATTTCCAAAAGCACCGCTTCTTTTCCTGTCTTGAAAATATGCTATTAAGTAATTTTCATTTAAAAACTTCATCGCTGCATCAAGCTTATCTCGCCCAACACCGAAATGTTTTCTTAGTTGTGATTTGTTTACTGTCCAATCATTCGGCAAACTAATCAAATAACAATAAACTGATAAAGCCAGTGGGTTAGATATTGTTTGAAGAACAAAATTAGGTATAATCGTAAAAGGAATTTCTTCCTTTATTAATGAGTTGAAGTCTTGTTTTTCTACTGACATTAAAATCTCCTTAGTATAAAGATGTTTGGTTTGATTTGATTAAGGCACCTCAAGGATTGGGGTGTTTTAATTTTGACTTGAAAAAGCCTTTGATTTTTTGATGGTTTTTTTTGCATGACTTTCCCTGTTAAATTCCTTTTCAACAGTTTCACCTAGTTGATTTCTGAGCTTGACTTGAGAAATCAACCAAAGTAATATTTAGGCATCTGGCGTCTTAAATCAGATAGACCTATAAAACTGTTGGGTTTTAAAAATGTAGTCACTCATATTAACCTTAGTTGATTTGAGTGACAACCGTTTTTCCTTACTTGTGTTAGAGCGGTAAGAGTTTGAGGCCGCACTGAAATGCACCTTTGCGGCCTTAAACATTATTTATTTTTCGTAGAATACTGATCAAGAGTTCTAGGGTCATCAAAATTTAAACCTAAAAAATAATCGTATCCATACTTCTTATCATTATCAAATGAAAAATTAACCAAATCTTCTATATGAGATACATGAGGTATCGCATTACCCCGCTCCCAATTACCCAAAGTTGATACGGATATCTCCATTATTTCTGAGAACTTTTCTGTAGAAAGACCAAATTCTTGCCTAAGGCCTCTCACGTTTCTAGCAAATGCGCTTAACTTTTTCATATAAACCTCGTGATTAATAACTATTATTTGAAGTTAACACACAAATATATAAGTATCAACTATTTACATATAAAACCTAATTTTTTACATATAAATGTAAAAAACGCTTTACATGGCTAAAAATAAAAGTTAATATTAAATCTCTAACACACAAAAGGAAATTAAACATGAAAGCATTTGAAAACATCTGGAACTGTAATAAAGGTTTATATGACAACGATATACACCTTATTAAAGACTGCTTACAATCACTTGGATTATATGAACATCTAAATAATTTAGATAATGATTTGTTTCAGTTAGACAAGCAACGTTACATCAACCTAATTCAAAAAGTTGCTACTGATCAAAACAGAGGAGATTTAATTGAGGACCTAGGTTTAAACGGATTAATTTATTGCTAAGGAGGGCGATATGAATAAGTACTCAAAAGAAATGGCTATGTTTATTGATGAAACAATTAGCTTCCACTCTGACAGAAGCGGATTTGTAGAAGTTAAAAGTCTGCCGTGCTCAGTTATAAAAGAGTTTGCTGCAATATGCATGGAGTCTTCAGACGATGAAATTGTATTCCTAACTGAGGCTGACCAATCTGAGATTACAAAACTAATAGTTCAGCACTTTAAAAAAGAAGATGACGATACATTGTTTGACTTAGATGAGTACATATCTAACGAAGCGATTAAGTATTACATCCCTATTTTGGAAGAGATGCTTGAATCAGTATCAACAAAAAATATGCAAAACGTACTTGAAAGCAATGGGTTTCACATGATTACCGACAGAGACAACGGCGAAAACCACTGGATAAATGGCTCAAGGAGGGTAAACTCATGAAAAATAAAGAATCTCTTAAGGATGTATTTTGGCTAGTAGTAATGGCTGGGATGATTTTTATTATGTTCATACAAATAACGGAGATACCGCAATGAGGAGTTTTTTTAGAATGATGGATCGTGATATGAAGATAGAGTTTAATACTGACATAAATACATTAACTAATATTGTATGCCAGCTTGAAAGCTTGGGAAGGTCTATACGCTATAATTCAATACCAGGCCACGATCCTGTTGAAATTGAAAAAGTTGTTAGTCAAATTAAATCTCAAATTAAAGGAATTAATAACAACCAACATAATATTGCGAAAACATTATAAGGAAATAAATATGTTAAGAGGTACAAAGCCTAGCAAGGTAGATAAAAGACTAAAGGCTCTATTTTATGGTGATGCAGGTGTTGGAAAGACTACAGCTGCTATACAGTTCCCAAAGCCTTACGTAATAGATACCGAAAAAGGATGCGTAAATGATAAGTATGTTGATATTCTGAATGAAGTTGGAGGAGCAGTATTTCATACTGTATCTTTTTCAGAGTTAATAACAGAGGTGAAAACGCTAATATCTGAGAAGCATGATTATAAAACATTAGTTATAGATCCATTAACTAATATTCATCATAACTTAATTGATGAGTGCCAAAATAGCTTAAGATCAGGTAAAGACGATGGAACTGGATTTGGAAGACATTATGCCTTAGCAAACAAAAAGATGAGGCATCTTTTTAATTTACTTTCAAGGCTGGATATGAATGTTATTGTTACAGCGCATTCAAAGGATAAATACGTAGAAGGTACTGTAAATACAACGTCTGGAAAGACTTTTGATTGTTATAAAAAGTCAGAGTTTCTATTTGATCTTCTTTTCAAGATAAGGAGAGAAGGAAAAGATCTTGTTGCAACTGTTGAAAAAAGTCGAGTTGATGGTTTTGAGTTATATAAAGACTATGTTTTTAGCTATAAAAATATATCAAAAATTTATGGAAAGGAGATACTTGAGAGGGATTGCACGCCTGAAGTTTTGGCTTCAAAAGATCAGATATCAAGTTTAAACGATCTTATATATAAATTAAATGTTCAAGAAAAAGTAACTTCAAAATGGCTTGAATCAGCTGGTTGCTATGATTTTTCAGAGATGAATGAAAAAACAATACAAAAATGTATAGACTATCTTCAAAACAAAGTTGAAGAATCTATGATAAAAGACGACGTAGAAATGTAGGAATTAAAATGAAAAGTACTAAACGTAAAAAAGTGAGAGAGGGTTTTGATTTTTTTAAATCTGTTTTTAAGAATTACTTGTTTCTTATAGTAAGTCCCCTGGTGTTTACCGGGGTTCTTATGACATTGATTAGCAAGTTAAGATTATTTAAGTAGGAGATTTTTATGTTAAATAATTTAGGTGAACTTGATATTTCTAGTGTATATATCACTAAGGAAGAAATCCTAAAAGCCAACATCGTGGATCGTTACAGCGGAAAGTTTAAAGTTGATAAGGTGAATTTTATTGAAAAAAACAGCAAAGGCGACCCTATGTTAATGGTCAGCCTGAACTTTAAAACCGATGATAAAAATTGTTTTTGTACCAAATTTTTAACGCTTAACGAAAAAAGCAAAAAGTTTACAAGGCAGTTTTTTGACAACATCGGTCTAACAGAGATGTACGATACAAAAAAAATAAAGCTATCTGAAATTCAAAGCAAATATGGAAATGGTCACTTTAAAGCAGAAGAAAACGACAAATATGGCTGGCAAATGGTGCTCGTAAACTATATCATGGACGACGAAAAAGAAGATAGTAAAATAAATGAGCAAAACACAGAAAATAAAGACGATGACATACCTTTTTAGGTAACCAGTTTTAACGGCGCACGTAATCCAGCTTCCTTGTAAACCATACTGACGTGCGTCGTTAAATTTACCTTCCTTTATTTCCGAACAAGTAAAAGCACGCGGCTGAACCTAAATATATATGGCACGGTCCTATGGGAAGCCCTTTAATTTCATTCCAAGAAATTGATTGTGATCCAGTAAACGCTGATTTTAGAAACCCGTTCGTCTCAACATATGCCATTTCGATTGGTATTCCAAAATACGCTGCAACAAAAGGAATCAGGCACACATAGCTGATGATTATTATTGCGCATATAGCTTGAAGCCATACAAATGGTTTGTACCTAATTTGACGTATTGATTCAACAGCTTTGTATTTAGCCGTTACCTTGTGCCTTTTAAGATCAAAGTGATTCTTGATTATACTGCCTACCTGTCCCTGGATCCCTCCAAGGACAGCGGCTCCGAAATTTAAATCCATTTGACTTCCTTGTCATTTTGAAAACTTAAAGTTTTTGTAGTTTCATTAAAGCACCAATCAGTCTTTGATAATCGCTAATCAAACCAACGGTGCTAGGCTCGGCCATTTGCAGTGCCACTATCAATTGCTGTACTAGATTCTCTTGTATTTTATATTCAACAATTTCTTTTGTTTCAGACATTATTTAACTCTCCATAGTTAATTGAAGCAATAGTATACATTAAGTTGCATACAAATTTATACTTCAACTCCTGCTAACTGTAAATTGTTTAACAAAATATCATTTGCGCCAGCGTCATTTTGTACATATAGCTGAAATGTATCGCCTTGCGCTGCAAAACCAATTACGTTATACGAAAATGCAGTTGGCACACCGTTGTCAGCTTGTATTTTAACTGTCGCCCCTGTTGGTACGCCATTTGCAAGCAGTCCTATTTCTAAATTTTGATTATTACCGCCACCTTGCAATGTGAGCTGACCAGTCAGATTGATTGTAAAATAGTTTGGCCGTTTACTATTTTTAGTTATCACCCCGGTGCTACTGTTTAAAGTTACGCGTGACAACCCATTATCAATAAACGTAGTAGCCAAGAATGGGGTAGGTGTGCTAATAGCAGAAATCGTTGTAACGGTAACATTATTGTTTACTTCCGCATTAACAAACGCAACCAGGTTCGGCGTATTTTGATTAGCTTCCACAATCCAACTAGGTTGCAAGTCGATGTCGATAACAAGCGGTTGATAAGTTGGCAGATTTAAGTTGCCATCTACAAACGTGCTTGATGTTAAGTTAGCAAAACCAAAAGTGGCTAGATTATCTACAACAATACCGTTTTGATTTTGCTGCGGATGCACAATCAATCCAGTTAAGTTTACCGCGCCAAATCCTACAGCGGTAGGGTGGTTTTCAAATTGCAACATATTGCCTTCAAAAAAGTTTGCTGGCGTCGGGTTAGTTGATTCGTCATACCAACGGAGAAACTCACACGAAGTGAATTCAACTTTACTTGTTCCTAGTAAGCTAATGCCAAACTGTGGTTGTACAACGCTTGGGGCTTGAAAGTAATAAAACAATGTTTGGCTTACATCTATTAAGTCAAAACCCTCGATCAGCATTCCGTTGACGCAGTTTCTAAATTGACAATTTGTAATGTTAAGTGTTTTTGTTCTTCCGGCATTAAACGGATCAGCTGCATTAATATTAGTACCATAAATAGCGTACGTATTATCGCCTTGAGCGCTTAATTTAATGTCAGCTATTTCAAAGTCTTGATCATAGACCTGAATCATCCCACCAATGTATGAGCCTGTCATAGTTATTGAGCTGTTATCACGGCCTGTACCTTTAAACGTTACACCTGGTTGACTGATAATTATGGGTGACGTTATTGTTCTGTCGCCTAAGAAAATATACGTTGTATTTGCTTGTATAGATGTTGGTACTTCACCATCTTTGACGTAAATAATTTTTTGTCCTAAAACAATACTGCCAGTTGTCGAATCAAGACTTAAATCCTGCGTGCCGTTCGCCTTAATTTCAAACGCTGTAGCGCTTATAAAATTTTGAAAATCGATATACCCACTCGAGCCTTGTATAGTTCTTATAACTGAAATGTCATTACTGCCCATATCGAGGGGTTTGTACATGTTAATTTGCCCAATACCATTCAGGCGTAGATATTGCGAAAGCGATCCATTTTCAGAAACCCAAAAGTTTTTTTGTCCTGTTACGCTGCCGCTTGTAACATTTGATGTGATGATATCCTCACGATAATATTCTTGCAGGGAATTGCTAGAGTCATAAGCGTAATGGCTATCAATTAAACTCGTATTAAAGTTAACTGGTAATTGATAATTTTCCATTGTGGTATTAATCGTGCTACCGGCAACTGTGTTTGCAGTTGTAATATTCTGAGATTCAATATTAATGTCGCCAGCCGCAATATTAATTAATCCCGCTGTTGTGACAAGATCAAGGCGCGTAGCTGCTCTAAGCTCTAGCAAGGAACTCATATCAAGATAACCTGCTGCTAAATTTCCATTAATCCTATTAACTTCGTCAATATTATTGCTTTGCATATTTAAATTACGAAAAGAGACGTTTTGTGTCCCGGTTTTAAAGCAATTCGTTTGCGCATTATTGATAATGTTTGAAAAAATTGTTTCTGCTTCAAACGCTGCATCATTGTCATTCACAACTTGCACAAGCATAGATTGGTAGGATTTGCTAAAGCCATTATTGGCTTGTGTCTGCCCGCCAATGCTAGCAATTGGAACTCCTGGCGCTGTTGGCGTTAGGTGCTGGAAAAAAAGTAATGGGCCGCCTATGTCAGGATAATCAATTTGCAAGGCACGATTAACTTGTACGCCCGTTGTGTTACCGCCTTCAATAACACTAAATCCTAAACGGCCAGTGCTAGAGAACACTTCAAGGTCAACATTACTATCCATGTTTATGGTAGGGCCAGCGTCATAAGCTTCTTGCAAAGTAGAAACGCCGATACTACCAATTGCCGCATCAATCCCTTGCAATGCGCCGTTTACACTTGTGCTAGTTGGCGTATAGTTCAGCGGCGTGTAGTTAGAAAGCAACCCATCACTGATTAGTTTGTAATTTACTGAGGCGCCATTTAATACAGATGGTGTCTGCTCAATTTGATCGATATCAAGCGTTGCTGCAAGTCCATCAACAACAAGGCTGTTGTAAAATGAATTTACGCTAGTTGCATTTAAAACGCCTGTTCCAGTTTGCAAATAGGTAGCGGCGCCGAGAAAATTAACATCTTTTATTGTTAGCACCATTTGATTTTGCGAGCAGTCAAAGAGCGCTGCACCTCGAATTTGTGAGTTGTTAATATTAATAAATATGCCACCGGCAGCGTTTGTTTTTTCTACTGTGAGCCCATTTAAGTTAAAATTATCAATGAGACATAACGTATTTTCGAGTATTAGGCTTGGCTCAGGTCCGAGAGGCACCCAATTATTTACGATTAATGCTGTTCCAAAAGAGCTACCTTGTATTGTGATGGTATATGGTGGAGTAGATAAAATATTCTCAAAACGCAGAGCAACAATACTTGTTGATAACGTGAAATCTAGATTAGCGCCACCAACAAAATTTAAGTCTGCAAAATTATAGATGCGTGAGATGCTGCCCCCATTAAAACTAGGATCAGCAGTAACAGGGTTTGTGATTGTTAAATTAGAATTTTGACCATCAATATTGACCCATGCTTTTAAAGCAAGGCTTGGCTCATTATAGACGCCCGTGACTAAAAAGATAGTGTATGGCTTGCTAGAACTTGCATCCGTAATTTGTGATAGCGCGAAGCTCAATGTTTGATACGGATTACCAATAGTCCCAGCATCTGGCGTATCGTTACCAGTATTTGAAACATAAACCTCGGTAGGGCTTGAGGATGTGGAGCTATCTACTAGATTCTCCCATGTAGCTCCGTTGTTTTTAGTTACCTGTAAATTATCGACATCAACGTTAAATATAGTCGATCCATCTGGAACGCTAGGTAGAGCGTTTCTTTCTGCGGTGGTTAGCAGTGGAAATATTAAAGTCTGAGTCATGGTTACATTCCTTATGCGTAAAACTATGCGTAAAATTCTGGGTCAAAAGCTACATATTCGTTAATGGATAAACCACTGCACATAAAATCAAAGCCGGTGTTATTTCCGCCATCATTCCATCTGTATTCAAGATCGATATTAAAATCTATACCTGCAGGGTTAAACGGAAAAAAACCAGTTGTCGGGTTGGTTCCAAGGTTGTCCGGGAAATTAAAAATGAGCGGCAACATATTGTTCGGCTGCGTTACAAAAAAACCACTTTGGGATAACGAAAGACCATTGGTGACGCGCACCATGTTTAAAGTTAGCTGAAAAGGGCGTGACACACGGCTGCTGATGCTTGGAGTTGTTATATCGTTACTTGTAAGATCAAAAATTACGTTACTGCCACTTTGATCTTTGAAACTCCATTTAAAATTTCCTACAGCCTGATTCGAAACAGTTTTGTAACGAACAAGACCCGTTATTTCAATAGAAATCTTTGAGCCTATTGGAAATTCGTTAGGTCTTACCTTCAGCTCTCCAGTGTAGGGGTTATTTCCAATACCTGAAAACCACACCGATTGATATGTGTTTTTAGGGTAGTTATATGTTGCGGATTCAATAATTGCGCGCGTAGAAGAAATAGCAGCATTTCCTATTTTTGGATATGTGCCAAAACTAACGCCGTCTGTTGGGTTGGCATGGTTAAAACGAATCGCACCGTTATTTATGCCATTTAAAAATGTTCCAGGTATATTAATGCGGCTAACACCACTCAGTGAGGTAATGTCTAATACCCCGTCATCTGTAATAATTCTTGAACCTGCGACCATGCGCAGCGTTTTATAACCGTTTATGAAGTTTGCCAAAGGGTCAAATTCTAAATACAGTTCTGGCTGATCAGCCAAACCACAATAAAATTGCATTCTGTCAACTTTTGCTGGTGGAAAAGTTATACCGCCTACGTTCAGAACTCTAATGTAGCTCGCATTTTGCAATTGACCACTTGGTGCACCGTAAGAAAAACTAATACGCGCAGCCTCTTTACCAAAACCAAGTATAGCCTCATTATTTAGCGACAACTCTGTGTAGTATGTGTCACTGTTAACGTCTAGGGCTAGAGGCTTCCCAGGATTTTGGAAGATGCTACCGTCGCCATTATTGTAAGCTGCTTGAAGGTCTATGCTCGAAATTTGTCCAAGTCCAACAATGAGCTCTTGAATAATACAGTTAAAATTAACAATTGTAATATCATCGGCATCTGATGTGTTTTCAACAGTAACCGTTACTTGATCAAGCGGGTTCAGTAACGCTAACATTTGTAGCGCAACGTTGTGATCTCCAGGGGATGTCGGTCCAAAATATGTACTTTGCTGCGACTTAGTTTGTCGTACCCCATTTATATAGATAACAAAATTAAACGTATCTGTGTCAGACGTCATGCTGCCAGAAACGTTCACGCTAATCTGGCATTCAGCAGGGGAGATACCATTGTATATAAGCGCGTCGCCTGATTGCTGGAACTGTGAAAGGTTACCAGCTAGGTAAGTGCCTGCAATATTGACCGGTATGTTTGGTGCAAATATTGGAGTAGGTGTAGCATTGTTAATAAAATACATCTCGCCATAACCCACTTGTTGAAATACAGGGATATCGTCGATAAATGCAATTTCTTTATAGTCAGGAGTAGCAGGGCTACCAACATTTGTAATGAATCGTTGTAAATTAGAAGCATAAGCAAGTAAGCCGGCGTCTGGGTTTACAATTTGATTAAATTGAAGCTCAGTCATGCGCGGCATCAAGAACCCTGCAACCAAGCTAGATAACTCAAACGGCTTACCAGCTATGAGGTTAATATTGCCTGTCACGCCGTTATCATAGGCTTTCTGTAAATTTACGGCATCAACATCGCTGACATAGGCTAAATTTTCATAAGAAGGGGTAACATCATCACCAACATTTACGCGAAAACGATTGCTATCAATCGCGTAAGCTAGCAAACCGTTCGCAGGCGTTGCAATTGTGTCAAATTCGGTTTCTGTCATTCTTGGCGCTAACATACCAGCTACAACAGAACTTAAGGTAAATGGTTTGCCAGAAATTAAATTAATATTGCCATTTCCAATATCGTATGCCTCTTGTAGTGTTGATGAGATTTCATCAACTGTTGTTTGCTTACTCACACCAGACTGGACTATAGCGACAGTCTCATTGCCTGCAAGCGGTGTTGTTGCAACCGGTAGCTGCGTAAATTTAATATCTGGCATGTCCTTTGCTCTCCATCATGATTTAAGGATTGGTTATATAATTTTGTGACCCTTCGGTAATTAGGGGATCACTATTTTCGGCCACTAAGAAGGGGAATATTGGCGGCGCTGGATCTTCCTTTCGAAAAGACAAAATGCCATAAAGGCCTTGTCCAAATCCGCGCGTTAAGCCTCCGCTAAGCCCTGTGAAAAAAGTCCAGTCTGCAAACATTTACATGTCCTCTGAAGAATAAAAGTTCACCGTACAAACATCGGTGGTGTTATAGCTCTGTATGTACAAATTACTCCCTGGTGTCACAACCATGGCAGAAGGGTTAATTCTTGCACTTTGAAACTCAAAGCTGTTAACAGGTGGCTTTGTTGCTGCAATTAATCCTTCATTTACTAGGCACGCAGCGCCACCGCCATATTCTAAGATTGCAATATCGCAGCTTTCAGGAATCGGAATAGCTACAGCGCTGACTTGATCAACTTGAATCGTATAGCTGAAGCTTGATGTCGGAATAGCGTATGTAGGAACTTGGTTGTTAGACCGCTTGATATTTAATTTACTTGTTACATTTGACATTGTCTTTTCCTATGCTTTGATAATGAATGTGAAGTACATGTTCGTAGGTCTGGTTTCAGTAGAAAATCTAGCATCTAAATTAGTAGAAGCTGGGCCAGTTGTTGCCTCGGCACCAATATTACCTGATCCAGAAGGCGCCGCACCCGCAGCAGTGGTTACCAAGAAATTAACTGCTGGCGGTATCGGTGAATGTTCATGATCTTGAAAAGCATCTTCTTGTATAGAACCGACAACGTCGCCAACGGTAAATGGTGCAGAATTTCCATCAAGGCTGTTTGCATTTTGACGACTAGCTGCATCAGGATCGATGCCTCTACCACCATCCAAGCCACGAGGAAATAAACCACGCATGTCTGGCACCTGAACTTGAGTTCTTAGCGCATTAAAAAGAGCCGTTGCAACTTGTGCCGAAGTATCTGCCGCTGAAATGACAACTTTTTTAATTAAACTTGGTGAAAAACCTGTAGGCTCTGTGCCCACATTATCGACCTCAAACCAATAAACGCTCGATCTGCCGCTAGGCGCAAACAGCTCAATGTAACTGCCGGCAGGTACAAGGTTACCCGCTGGTGCTGTTACTTGTACGACTTGTTCATCAGTAGGTGATCCTGGCGTTGTGACAACTAACGTAAAACCACTTGTGTATGCGTTAGGGGCACCAGCCGCGCCAAAGCGCGTACAAGTTGCATTAAATTGATCAACCGTGACGCCACCTGGAGCTGTAAATGTATCTTGACCTAAACCGTAATTATCACCAACAACGTCATAAAGGTTGTTATATGAAACAAGATTTTGCAGAGATTCTTGTGGGCCCACTAAGTCATAACTTGAACCATCACAGTATAACCAACCAACCGGAAAATTAGTTGAGCTGCTGTACATGATCACAGCACCAGTTGGTACAGGGTCTTGCCAAACAAGTGCGGATAAAGGGGTGTCTGTATCTGTGCGCGATCCAAGTGCCAAAAACTTACCTACATCTGTTTGATCATAAGCTGGATTGTCAATGCTTGATGCTAGTGATTTTAACGCGGCATCGTAGTCAGATGTATTTGGATACTCCAGCGATGAGCTTGTACCCTCGACTAACATAAAGTTAGTAAAGCTAACATCTAGGTTTTGATCGCTTGGCAGCCTTACAATAAATCTTATTTCGTCATCATCATTATCGCCGATCAACTTTTGCAGGTTTTCTGTAATTGATATGTTGACTGGGTATTTCTGATACTCAGTTTCTTCAATGTTAACAAAGCCAACAAAGAAGGTTTCAGTTGCAGTTCCGCCTGTACCATAAAATTTTTCTACATAAATCTCAACGTTGAGACTAAGCCCTGTATTTGAGACAGCTTCAAACTGCATCGTGACATCTTTACCAGCTAAGAAATTTACGTTGTTGTTTACCCACATGATGTCTTTTTCGTTTTCAGCCGTGCTTGGACTTGTAGTTACAACATTTAGCGCATAACGAGGGCTTTGTTGTGGGTTCGTTACATAATCTGTAAAACGTGTGAAAGTAACATTGTTCGTTGATGTGAAAACAGTTGGCACACGAAATACCCAACCGCCGTAAGCAATATTGGTGATTGGCTGCGTGATCAGCCCTTCATTTTCAACATCGATATGATGTAAAAATTGGCCATCTTGGAAGTAGTTATCTAAAACCTCGACTTCTTCATCAGGATCAACAAGAATTGGGCCAGGCCAACCCTCACGCGTAAATTGTAAAACACCGGTCTGGCTACGAACTTCTATGTAGTAGAGTTCGGGATTACCCTCATCATCATAAGGGTTGTAATATACTTTTGTGTCTGTTCCGAATCCGTCAGATGTTGTGCCAATACCGGTCAATGGTAGTGGGTTGGGCAGGGCTTCAAAAACAGGATCAGAAGGGGTGCCTGCCAGCTTATAAACGGGTTTCAATCCGGTAGAAGTTCGGTCATTATCTTTGTAAAAAGTAATATTACCGTTGTTCAAAGGTAATCCAGTGTCTTTATCTCTGAACATTTCTTGCAAGCTTGGCTCAAGAAGAAATTGAAATATATTTTGCGCCATGTTTTCATTCCTTGTAAAACTTTTATTCAGAGCAACCCTGCCCTCTTACATTAAACCTTTTTTTTACCCCCCCCTACTAGGGTAGGGCGGTCAATATGTATTCTATCGTTCATTTTCTATATCCTTTTCGCCATATCCTGGCACAAAAGGCAACGCTTTATAAAAATTGCGTTGATATGCCTCTGGCTGTTTTATTAACCAATCTTTAAACTTTTTCGAGCGCATTGCTCGCCTCAAAGTTTGACCAGCGGCTATTGGCAATAGCGCCCCTTTTGCACTAGCGCCTAATCCGGCAATCAATCCTGCGCCTTTTATTCCCGCGGCCGTACCTGCACCTGCTGATGGTCCAGCTACCGCAACCCAGCCTGCAATTTTTTTCGCTACGTTCCCGGTTTGTGGGTTTAACATTTGATGCAAGTCCATGCCGTATAAGTCTTTAGCGGTCACAGCGGCATCAAGCGTCTTTTTAACTTCTGGATAGTCGCGCAATAATGTTCGTTTGGTCCCATCTGGCAATTTAAAATATTGCGTTAAATTTTTAGCAGTGCTGCTCTTTATATCATCACCCAATTCTCTTGCGCTTTTTGTAATCAAGTGTGAGGCAAATTTTCCTTTATTTTCTGCCGACAAATATTGAGTCACTTTATTTAACAATTCAGGTGTGCCAAAGTCGCCTTGCTTGTGAAATGCGCCTATAAATTTACTGGGGTACTCACCTAAGTTGATAAACTTTAATACATCTCTTGTATCTAGCGGTGCAACATTGTTTTTATAGTGTTCATTAGCTTTTGCAAGTGCATCAATAATTGACTGATTGTTGCTATTGATTGCAGACTGTTCCAGGTCTTTGTCTAGGGCATCTTTCGCGGTCTTTAATATGCCTATTTTATTTGCTTGATCAGAATTGCTATTCCTTAACCCTTTATTGATTCTTTTTCTTAATTTTAACGCCTCACGATAAGTCATATCTGGCTTTGTGTATGTTCCTCTAATGTAATCCGAAATTTTTACTTTTAGTTGCGGCAAGATTGTTTTTATATCTATGTCTTTTTCTAAATCTGAATCTTTTACATCAGCCTGCAGCTTATCAAAAACTTGATGAATTTCATTTTTTTGTAATTTGGCGCCCGCATTATCTGCTTTTGTTTCTAAATCTTCGTATAATGATTCTGATATTTTTTTCTCTAATACCCTGCCTTTTCGTACGTCGTTAATAAAGCTTTTTGAATCTTTTGTAATTAATTCCTCAACAGGTTTATTTTCCTCAACCGCTTCTGCAATTCTTTTAGATTCTGTTTCTTTAGCGGTTTTAATTGAGCTTTTTAAAATTTCTTCATTTTCATAATTTGGTGCAAGGCCGTGTTTTAATATATCTATGCTTTGATTTGTTTTGTCGCGTATTGCCCTGCCAGCTTGCATCATATCTTTCGCTTGCCCCGATCCTGGTATTGCAGCATTCAAAGAGGATAAAGCTTTGGCATGTGGCGATTCTACAATTGAACCAACAGGCGTTATTTTATCAATGCCCAGAGTTTTAACCGCATTAATATTTTTTTGCATTTCTTCTGGCGTTGCATTTGCGCCAATTGCAGTTTTAAAAACTTTTGGCCCAAAATGTTTAACCGCAGCAGCGCCGCCATGAATTTTTGCAGCTAGCAAAGCGTTATCAACAAACGCTTTTTTCAAATCTTCATCAGGCTGCAAAATTGCCCCAGCTGTGCCTCCAGCTGCTGCTTGCCCTGCCATTCTACTGGCTAATGCTGCTGGCATTTTAAGGGCTCGAGGCGCTTGTGTAGCAAGTATTTTTTCAGCTGTGATATCCCCAAGCCCTGTAATCCCGCCAAGTCCAAGTGCACCTAGTCCCACACTTTCCCCACCAATTTTGCCGAGCGATGCGGTTAGAGGATATTGTGCCATTAACTTTTGTTCACGCTCTGGCAAATGTACATAAGGCGTATCTTGCGCTAATTTTGTACCGGCTATAAGATCGACGAGCTGCGACATTTTTTTTGATGCACCAGCACCAACACCCAGCAGCCCTTCAAGAGCGCCGGCGCCTGCGGTTTCTGTTTTTTGCCCAAGAATTTTCAATCTTTCGCTAGTAGGGAGCTGTTTAAAAGCTTTTAACCTTCCTGGTGCCTCTGTAAGCCAATTTAAGCCGCCTAGAAGCCCTTTTTTCAATTCATCAGTAATAACAGATGGTCCAACTACTTCGCCCGGTAGAGGGCTTAATATTTGCTTTGAGGGGATATCGCCAACGCGCATAGGTTGTTGGGTTGCAGAAGTTGGCATTTGTTGTTGTTGTGCAAGCATGCTATCTAACTCTTGATCGCTTATTTTTGTTATGTCACCAACAGCTGTGGATTGTTCAGCTAACAATCTATCTAATTCTTCATCACTTAGATTTTGTATGCCTTGCATTAAAAACCTCCCTTCAAGGATGCCCTACGTTTTTTCTCAGCAATTATTTGCTCTCGAGTGTATTGCTGAGTTTGATTACTTTCTGCTCCACGTGGAACATTATTTTGTGCAGCACTAACCATATCACTATAGTTTTCAAGCAACCCTTGTCTGGTTGGTTCAGTTTTTCTAGGTTGCGCTGCAATTGGCTGCATTTTCTCAATTTCTTGTACTTTTTTTCTTGCTTCTAATGGTGTTAGTCCAGCAACAGATTTCGCAATTTTTTGTATTTTTTTCAACTGCTTCCATGCGCTTTGTGCTTCTTCATACGTATTTGAGTTTTTCATTACGTTAACTAAATTTTCAACCTTTTCATTCGAACTATCAGTAGCAGTTTCACCTAAATTACTTCTTATACTTCCAGTAATAGCTGGGACTTTTATGTTAAAAAAGTTTTTATAATACGCATAAGCTGGGTCTGTTTTACCACTGAAATAACCTGCGGCTTGAGCCGCTAGTTGACGAGCTTCTCCTGCTGCACCTAAAAATGACGACATCATTTCGATGCCATTTTCTTCATCAACGCTTTGTATTAATGAGTCTGCCTCAAGAGCAGAGTATATAGCTTGTTTTTGTTTTGCCGGTATTAGTCTATTTGTTGACATGGCTTCAATTGCTTGTTGAAATTCAGTAGTGCCAGGCTTTAACCCCATTGCTATAGCGTTTCTTTCGTAAGCTGTTTTGCTTTCAGGAAATAAACCTTGTAATCTTGCTGCTTGTTCTGTTTTGCCTTCACTTGCTAATTGATGTGCAATTAGTTGCTTTGCCATTTGTTGTCTTTGTTCTTCCGTTTGCATAACAGCGTCTTCAGGTTTTAAAGGTGCTGTTGTTTGGCCAGATTGTTGTAAATACACTTGTTCCGGCACAGGAAAAAGTTGATCTGCCATTTTTCTGCGTGTTGCTTGATCTTGTAGTTGTTGTGCTAAAGTTTGTTTTTTAAGATCATATACATTTTGCGCTAATTTTTGCTGCTCAGTTATTTGCTGCATCTTCAAACCTTGCATCAAACCTTGTTGAAGATTTTGCAAACCAAAATAACCAGGGCTTGCTTGTGCCATTGTCAGAGGTTTAAAACGCATTACACCTATAGCCATGTTTTATCTCCTTATAAAAACAAGCTTGCTCCAGCACCAAGCAAACTGCCTAAGCCGCCCATCAAGCCGGCTTGTGATTGTTGCTCTGCTTGCATCTTAGCCTCTTCTAATCCTGCTCGACTCATACCAGCTTGCGCTAAATCTTCAGCCAATCCGCGACCCATGCCAGCACCTAATTGTGTTAAGCCAGATAAACCGCTTACACCTGTGCCATACAAACCTAAAACGCGATTTAAATAGTCGCCGTAATCTTGCTCGCCCATACCATAAATTTGTTTTGCAAGCGCTTGTTGCTCAGCAGGGCTACCTAACTGTCCGCCTGCTGCTGCGGCTCTGTTAGCGGCCTCTGTTGCCTGCATCATCGATTGTTGCATACCTGGGCTTGTGCGATATCCAGCGCCTAATGCCTGCATGAGTGCGCCTGGGTCTTGCAACAAACCAGTTAGTTGTTGCTGTAGGCCGCCTAAGCTTTCTTCACCTGCTTGGATATAAGGCTGAAAATATGGACTTATAGTTCCAGGTATTTGCTCAAGTTGTGACTCAACTCCGCTATAGTCTGGTTCTTGACCACCAAATAGAGACCCTAAAGCGCCACCAACGGCCATCGGCCCCAAATATTTTGCTAGTGTGTCATCCATCAAAAAACTCCTTGAACTTATGTTAGTATATTTACAAATATACCAGAATTGTTAACCATCATGCGCTTAGTAGTACTGTTGTAAACAATTTTGCCAATATTCTCGTCACCTGTTAATTGCGCAATACTCGCATCATCTAAAAAAGGGAACTTATAACCAGAATCGTTAAAATTGATTCGTAATTGGGTAATCAAGTTTTGAAAAAATGACAACCAAACTTGAGAAATCATGTTTTGACCTTGTAAAAAATTTGCGTTCGGTACGTTTGGCGTTTTCATGCGTATATATCCATCGTTGAGTTAGTCACAACAAAACGGTTTTTGCCCCAGAATCGAAACTGAAAGGTAATATTGTCGCACCTACCAAGTCGCCAAAAGTCAACCTGACCTCGGCGAACACCTAATGGTTTTAAATCTTGCGAAACGTCAATGCCGTAATTAACGCCGTCATCTTTGCTTATTGACAGCGTAACGATCCCTGGTGGGTCGCTCTGGCCTTGCTCCATCTGGACGTTAACGCGGTTAACAATAAATATTTCATTTCTTGGCGTTCTAAATCTCTTTGTAATCCTAGCCCGTGGTATTACCTTGCCGTTATATGTCGTAATATTCGTGCTCATTTCATAAAGCTTTGAATCATTGAAACTAATAAAATAAAGTTTGTTTCCAAAACGCACGACGCTTTTCGCTATGTGCTTATTGCGATTCTCGTCTGTTAGGGTAAAAAACATTTTACTTGTGAAGTCGTACACGATACTAAAGTTATCAGTAACAAACGTCAGATGATAAAAAACATGTCCGTCAATCTGATATAGAAACCCGAAGCTATCTTCTGGGTTTTCAAATTCGCTCAGCTTAAAGTCTAAACCTTCAGTACTGATATGAATTGGCAAGTTACCAGTCGTGTAAACAATTGTTGGGTTTGATTTCTCGTTTTTAGCAAGCCATACGACCATGCCAAAACCTTCGGCTATTGTTTCGCGTGACAGCACACCATAATCAATCGCCAAACTGTTTTCACGAACATAGGGAAATAGCGGAGGAGGTAACCCTTGGTCCATCCAGATCTCACTAGCTTTTTGACCCATAATCCAGACTTGTCGATCCCTGACAACTGCGGCTTGTAAAATGTCTGCCTTTGTTTGCAAAGATTGGTTGTCTAGCGGATCCCACAACGTGCCATCGCTTAACGCTGATAGGTACCACTTACCATTATCAGCCGTTGCAATAAAGTAACCGTCTTGGAAGTCAATATAAACGGGTATGAAATCAATCGGTGCTTTTGTAAAACTTGGCGTCTCATAGTTGTAAATCCAAATGTCCCGGCCATCTTCGATTGCAATCTGATTGGCAAAGTTTTCAGTAATATGGACAGGTCCATTAGTTGAGTCGAGCCTACCGACTTCTCTTGAGCCTAAGAAGCTTGTTACCGTGTAAACAGTATCGCCAAACACAGCGACTAATTCATTTAGCCTTGTACTTAGAAAGATTCCACGCGCTTCGCCTACGCTAAAATCGAGAACCTCTTCATATCCTGCAAAATCAACCAGTGCTGGCGTTTTGCTATCAATGCCTGAGACCATCATGTTAAAAGTCTCTTCCGTTGTCATATCTGGGTAACGTGCAAACGTAGTACCCCCGATGATGCCAACGTCATGCGTTGATGGTTGAATGTTCCCAAAGTTTGGCATTATGGCTCCCAACCTTTGCCAAGGTTAGCTTGGCCATAACTAAAATTACCACCGCGTGAAAAGTTACTTGGCTTTTTAATGGTTAAATCAACGCCTACCATCTTATCAAGTTGTGATTCTAGTCCTTTTAGCGTTGGCTCTAGTTGTCCAGGGAATTGATGCCCGTAAAAGTCACACAACCTTTTGGCGAGTTTGTATTTTAAATAACTAACATAAAAGCGATCTAATAAAGATGTTGTGTCAGTATCTAAATCTAAATTTTGCAATTTGTATTTTCCGGTGATTTGAAACTCATAAGCTTGATCTGGTGTAAAATACAAATAAAACCGAATTCCACCCACTTCACGTTGACTATAATAGTGAAAGGGCAGACTGCTTATATCTTCGACCCGAGAATCGCCCCAAAAACTTTGTTGACTATCTCGAATCATTCTATATCGGACATTGTCAATGAAGAAGGTTACATCAGTTTCATTGACAAGATCAGGGATTGTAAATTCTTTTTCACCCTGCGTGCCGTTATAGGTTGTTTGCGTGTAATACGGAATCAACGCGGAGCTAATAGACTTTTCAGCTAAAATATCGTTTAGTATATCCAAGCCATCTATTGCTTGCGTGTCTGATATCGTCTCAAAGTCACGAGACAAGATGCCAGATAAGTAATAAGCATTTGCTATTAGCTGCCGCGTTATCATCCTTATGCCCTCAACTTAGAGTGGGTATGCAATCCGCATCGCGTAATCAGGTACTAATGTAGAACCCCAAATTACGTCGTTAACGAATCCTCTTTCGTTTTGACCGAAGAGAGAACCGTAGTACATACGGAAAGATGCACCACTGTCAGGATCAACCATGTTACCCGTGGGAAAAGGGGTTTCTTCGGGTAATTGAGGCAAAGCTGCAAATAAAGGCTTATTTGCCACGATTAATCCTGCTCTATGTGATGGACATACACGTGCTTCTGCGCCGACAACGGAAGTGTTAACGTTGCTGTTAGCATTTGTAGGATCATCAATTAATGCTGGGAAAACTTGTACAGTAGCTACGCCACCCACAGAATCAACGTTACCAACAACACGTACTTGAACGAATTGTGAAGTTTGTTGATGACCTGTGAAGCCTAAGAAGAACAAGCTGTTTGCAACTGTGCCTGCATCATAACCAGCAGTAGCCAGTGTGATAATGTCGCCATCTTTGTAGGTATCAATGTCAGATGAAGCGTTAGACAATGTTAGCAATGTACCTGTTGGGTCAATAGCATCAACTGTTAAGACGTCGCCTGCGTTACCAGCAGTCCCTGCGGTATGAATTGGCAACAAGTTGCTGCTATAGAATTCAGCGTTGCTAAATTTGCCAAGCATCCAAGAATTAGCAATTTCGTTGTTACGGTTAAGCGCGAATTCGTTTAAGCCTGAGCCTACTACCGATGGTATTGTGGTATCAGAAACATAAACTTCAGCTTCTGCATTTGGCGATCCGAAGTTACGGTAGTTTGCCAACGCTTGAGCGTATTGTTGGTAGCTGTTGATTGGTTGAATTACGTTGCTGCCAGGACCTGGTACATTGAAAGTGCGGTAGGTGTTGCTTACAGCATTTTCCGCGATGTTTTCACCTACGCGTGAACCAAGTTCGTTAATTGCTGCACGTCCGAACTTATCCATATAATCATCAACGTTGAAGATGAATTGCTGAGCGGAAAAGCTGTAAGCAACGTTTTCAGCTTGGTCAACAATCAAGTTCTGAACGCGTTGTTCAGCGCCTTGGAAAGTTGCAACTAAGCTAGAATTTGCAACAAAACGAGGAGGCAAGTCAAAAGATACGGTGTCGCCTAAGTTGCAGTTGCCTGCAAAGTTTTGAAAGTTGTTAAACTTTTTGTTCGCAGTAGCGATCCATGGGTTTTGGTTGATAAGCAACGCAAGAGATGACTCTTGATAGGTAATCACTTGTTGCAAGATATTGTCAGAAGTAGCCATTGTATTAAACCTCTATATAATAAAAAAGTTATAACAGTGGCTAAGCTACTAAGTTATACAGTCCACTTAGACCGTAGTTGCTTTATGCTGCTTGACCCACTGTCGGTTTTTACGTTAGAGGGTCTGATCTGATTAAGCGGTTCGCCAGGGCGTCCTTTTTCCTTTGCAAGCTCATTATTGCGCATAGACTCGCTAAGCTGTCTGAGCTCCTTCATTGCAACGGCGGCCATTGGGTTAGCAACCTGATGCCCGGTGTATGGGTCAATAACAGGCTGAAAGCTTGAGGCCAGTTCGCGCATTTTAGAAGGATTCTTGCCAAGGTGATAAAGAACATCGCCGGCATTGTCTACGGAGTTGGATGCAGCTAGTAAACCTGGGAACTGTGTGTAGGGCACTTCTTTTGTGACCTCCTCAAAATCCTCATATTTACTTGCGGCTGCCTCAATCTTAGTTTGCAGTGACTCAATTAGCTTTTGCGCTTCAGCATTGGCTTGCGCTTCTTGCTGTTGCCTCTGCATATCTGCCAGTCGCTTATCAAGTTCAGAAGCAACAGCTTGACCAATGTCTGGAGTCTCAGTGCTCGCAGGCTCTTGGTAAGTTTGCTGTACTTCTTGCTCTTGCTTTCGTGACAAAGCTTCACGATCTTTCGCTAAGCGCGATTGAACGATCTCATTTACTTTTGATTGAGGAATCATTTTCTCTTGTGGCTCGTGTGCCACTTCTGGCGCACTTACTTCAGGAGTTGATTCAACCATAGGCTCATTGCTGACATCAGCAATTACGCCATCCATAGCGTTATCAGTCATAATTTCCCTCTTTGACTTTTACCCAGTCCTGGTATATCCGCATGTCCGTACACGTACCGACCATTTAACCTGTGGCGCAGTAAATCCGTGTTTGAGCTCACGTAGCTATGAAAACATTATATACATTTAATGTATATAGTTGTCAAACTTTTGACTTTTTGCCGGCGCATTTCCAACGCTTGCGTGAAAGCCTAAGCGGGCTATTAGGGTTTTTGGCAGCTTTAGGGTGCTTTTTCATCTGGCCCTGACTGCGTGCACAGTATGCATCGCCTTTCTTTGTGCCAGGTTTGACGCGGGGACCGCCGCCTTTAGCTTTACCCGCTTGCCCGTAGCTTACCTTTTTTCCTGTAGCCGTGATCTTAACTTTAGCTTTACCTTTTCGCGGTGTAGCCATCGTTATTTTTTGTCGCCTGACATAGTTTTGTACATGTTTTTGTTGTGCGCGCCTTTGCCATTGTCGTGCATGGTTTCGTATTTCATTACTTTAGGCTTCATCATTGCATGCTTAGGTGAGCCACCTGTTGTTGGTTTGCCTGCTGTCTTTTTTTGTGCGCTTATCGCATAACCTTTATCTTTCATGTTCATATCTCCTAGATATTAAAGTTTCGACTAATCATGTCCATCTGATGCTCAGCTATCCTTAGCTGATGGTCAGATTCTTTTATAGCAAGTTCGGCAGCAGTACGATCAGCCTCGTTCTGTGCCTCTTCAAGCCTGACAACTGCATTGGTTCGCATCATCATGGCTTCTTCTGCCATTTTTTCAGATTCTTGCTTGAGCTTGCCAATTTGTATCATAAAATCGCCTTGCTGCTTCTGGGCTTGCAGCTGTATTTTTTGCTGCTCAAGCTGCAATTTCTCTTGTTCCATCTGCATCTGAGCTTGTAGAACTTGCTGCTGAGGATTTTGTTGCTGTGCGGCTTTTTGTTCCATCTCTTGCATGTATTCTTCAGACATTTGTTTAAGCTGCTGACCGCCTTTAATGTCAACATTATCAAGCAATACTGGTAAGCCTTTCTGCTCGATCATTCCTCTGAAGTTCTCGCTGATCTTCATAAGCTCAATAATAGTTTGCAAAGACTTGTTTTTCTGTACGTCAAAGTTAGCACCAGCTCTTAATGAGACAAGCATATCGTTAGTGCTGTAGTTCATCATGACAGGCTTATCAGCTCTTGAATCATTAATAGTGACATACTCGCGCTTACCATCTTCTGTGACGATAGGAATAGTGCGCAGCGTGTTGTAATACTTTGGCATCAGGCTAACAATAATATTCGCAACCTGATTAAGGGCCGACAAGTAATTTATGACATACGGCATTGCCGCATTGTTTGATTGTGTCGCGCCTTCAACAATCGCAACACCTGATAATTGATTTTGATTAATACCTAGCGACGCATCATAGCTACCTAATATATGCTGTAGCGTTTGATCTTGTAGCTGATTAATCTGAGCGTAAGCAGGGTTTATTTGTGACCTTGGGAAAATCTGTGGCGATGGATTTGGCGTACCATCGTCGCCTATATGCTGATAAACCAAAGCAGCTTTTGTCTTGCCTGGGTCTTTCCATGCTTCGATAAATTCAGGCTGAAAGGGTAGCGCTTCATTAGCAATCAAGACATCGGTTTGTCGCATGGAGATAATATCGTTCACCATGGCAGATGCTGTCAGGTTCTTAATGCGCTGAGCGTCAACAGCGTTATAAATGTATGGCCGTGTTGTTTGCTGCCCCTCAATAGTTACCGAGTTTCCATCAACAAAAACGATAGGCAAATAATCGAAAGTGGTCTCTTCTGGTTTTTCGAGCAGCGTATCTTCAACAAACTTGTATCTTATGATCTTTGTTTTTCTGCGCTTGGTGCGCTTTAAGATTTGTGGGGGCTCTGCAATGCTTTGCCAGTTAGCAATCATTTCGTCATATTCTGACTTCCACATTGAGTGCTCGGCATCTGGATTCATTGGATCAGATACGAGATACATCGTTTCATACTCGTACTTTTTCTCGTAATAGTCAGCTATATAATAGATATCGCGCTTGGTGCTAATATCTTTATAAGACCATCTAAAATTGCCATCAACTAAGGGTCTTTTCTTTATCTGCGAGAAATCTATATCGGGGTATTCAACTTCTAGCTCATGACCATACTTGGGGACAAGCTGAAAGCAAAAATTGCCGTCTGCTTTTGAGGACTCTCTTGCAAGTGGATCAAAACCGCAAAGCTCAGGCTCAAAAACTTTTTCAAGCTTGATAACTTGTTTCATTGAGTCTTCATGTTCGTACTCGGTATAAACCTTAATGACAGAAAACCCACCCGAGAGCGTATCATTATATACAAGGTTAGCAATTTTGTGCTCATACTCCGAGCTACAGAAAATAGAGCGTACATGACCTTGAACAACGTCCACTTGCTCCCAGCTGACGTTTTTACTTTGCGGCCTTACATCTATTTCAGGAACTTGCTTGGAGAACTCGCCGCGTAACCGGCTGACATATGCCTCAACAACGTTAAGCTCCATAACCGGCTTTTCGTCACTTTGTAGGGCATCTTTGTCTTTTTTAAATAGAGAAGATTTATGCACGAAAGCCTTTAAGTTCTTAAAGCGCTCGATGTTTTCTCTGTTATAAGTGTATGAGTCCTCAACGCAATCTTTTATGCGAGAGACTTGTGAAGTATACTTTTCGCTCAATCTTTCCATGACTCAAAGCTTTTCTTGGTAAAAGCTTGATAGCCCTCTATCTTCCTGACAGAGTTTTTTCGGTCAGTGAACTGTGTCACCGTGCCGTCTATCAATGCTAGTTTTACCGCATCGTAGCAAGTATCGGCGATATCATCGTGCCGGTGGCTATCATTTGCGGTGATTTTGCCCATATGTTCAACACACATATTGGCATGTTTTGATCCAGTATGCAACGTGACCCTATATGAAGCTATATATTGTTGCATTTCGATAAAGCGCGATGCCTTGCTCCCTGAGGCTTTAGTACGCTCGATTTCCATAATTCTTAGGCCTGGAATTGTTTTTAAGACGGAAACAAGCGTTACACCTGTGCTTTTTTTCTCAATAGCAATCATGCCCGGCTTAACCGCAAAGCGCATGCAGGCATTGTAGAAAGATAGAAACTCGTCTTGCAAGTCTTTTGGCTCTATCCATATTTCCACACAGTCTAACCAGTGCAGCGCATAAGTGTCTGTTTCGTACTCGCCAACCTTGGTTTTATATAAACCCCAAAAGCTAAAAACAGTCGGGTCATTATATGTTTTATCAGTTTCTGCGGTATCGGCAGTAATGAATGTGTGCGTGATGTTATCAGGTATAGAGTCAAGTAAAGGCGAAAACCAGTCTTTCTTAAATAGGCCACCACCAGCAGGTACAGGGTTTTGTTGATACTGACTTGCAAACTCGTACGGCATCTTTTCTTTCATCTTCAAAAGCATTTCGCTTGTATGCAAGTCTGGCATCAGCGCATTGCCGGCAGTATCTAACGCGGGAATAATAAGAGGCGTCCATGGCTTAACATCCATGCCTTGAGTAAGGTTCTCAATAAGGTCGTCTTCATGAAGGGCTTGCCCAATAGCAAGAATAGGCGTTAATTTTGGGTTATTAACACGGCTTGCGAGTGTTTCAAACCACCATGATTTGATGCGCTGTCGATATTTTTCGCTGGTGACTTCTGATGGTTTATGAATATCGTCAATAATGATAGCACCACCAAAACATTCTACATCAGGTATTCCAGCACCACGCCCTGTAATTGTTCCCTCCGCGCCAACGCCAACAATTGCACCACCAGTATTAAATTCAAAATTATCACTTGCTCTACTATCTCCTACAAGTTCCAGACCAAAGAGTTGTTTGTACTCAGGCAGGTTAACAATTCGCCTAATTGTCTTCGTGTTTTTAACAGCGCTTTCCCAGTTATATGATACATATATAAAGCTACTATCAGGGTAATTAGCCAATGCCCAGCATATATAGTTAATAAAAATCTCTGTCTTGCCGTACCGTGGCGGGCATCGTATCGCAAGTCTATGAGCGCTTTCATCATGCCTAATGCTAGACTCTAGGACTGGTACAACCTGATCTATAAAGCTCGTGCGGTTCTGTCCTCTGCGTACAATGAATTCACGACCAGTGCGAAGTTTATAAAAGTACTTTGTAAACTCAAGTAAGCTAGACTTTAATACCTCCGGATCAGGAACATCACGCATCATTTTTGCTTCAAAATTGCTCTTTTTTTCAAGATTTGATATTCGTGTAAGCAAATTTTGCAAAAGCTATTCCTTTTTAAAGATGTCAATAAGATCGCATTCTAGTGAGTTAAAAACATTCACAATTGACTTGTGACAGTAATTGATCACTTCTTCCATTGATCCGTGCGATTTACAAGTATCATAAATATTTTTGTAATTTGTAATACTTATTATCTTGTTATACTCACGCCTACTAATGTGTTGATGATCGTTTATTCTTCTTCTAACATCGTCATAACCATCAAGTTCTCCCTCAAAGATATTAATTAACTTATTTTGTAGATTAGGATCAACATCCAAAATACGTTCATAAAAATTCTTAACAGCTTTCTCGCAATATAAAGCCGAAATGCTGATAGTAGAAAGGTTGTTTTGCATAAATTTTTTGCAAAATGCTCGTGTTTCTTTAATACTTTTATAGTAGTACAAATAGTACCCATAAGACTTAATCTTTTTCAGCAATTCCATTTGCTTTCCTTAATGCTCGAAAGATTATCAATATATACTATTTTTTCTTTTTTTTCTTTGGCTTTTTTTTAGCCTCAGTTAGGGCAATAGCTACTGACTGGTTCTGTGGGTAACCTTCCTTCTTAAGTTTCTTAATGTTACTACTAATTGTTTTTTGTGACTTTCCTTTCTTAAGAGGCATATTACTATCCTTATAATATGTTGGCTCCCCGCCTTGGACTCGAACCAAGGACACAGTAATTAACAGTCACACGCTCTACCAGCTGAGCTAGCGGGGAATAATGGTCTAAATGTTAACAGCGATGATTAGGCTAGTCAAAGAAATGATTTTAAAGTAAGCCCAAAATGTGTCCACCGACTACGCACAATGCCAGACACAACAAACGGCCTAGTTTGTTCTGAAATTTCGGGCTCCATATTCTAACACACTTTTATTGATAGTTACCCGCATGCGGTTACCGGTTACCCGTATGCGGTTTATTTTCCGAGTTCGGTTAAATAAGTTGATTGACAGCCAGGCTGATTAACAGCCAGGTTGATTGACAGCCAGGCTGATTGACCAAATTAAGTTTCACGCATTACACGAAGTGACGTTATCCGTGAAATCCGTGAAAATAGATTTTCGTGCTTTCCCCCTTTTATATGCGTGCTTTCCTTTTCTTATTATTTGATAACTTTATATTCACAATTTCTGTGGAAAAGTGTGTGGATAGCTTGACAAACTGAATAGTTATGCTATTATTCAGTTAGTACTAACACAAGAGGAAATAGAAATGAAAAGCGCATTTATTAAAGACATTATATTCTATGTTGATGATACTGAGATGGATAGAGAGGAGGCTTTTATTGTTGTTCAGCATCTTGTTGAAAAGCACGACTTACAAGACAGGGTATCTATAGAAGATTAACCAACAAAACCCGTCAAGGCTATGACTCTAACGAAGCATCCTCAAACAGACGGGTTACTTTTAAACAAAAGGAAGCATGATATGAGTAAGATAAGCGATTATTTAGTTGGTCTAGAAGATGAAGGAAAAGCACCACACCAGTTAGACCCATTTCACCAAGACAATCAAGGCCCTGGGGTCATACCAGGTACAGAAATTGAAGAAGGCGAGGTTATAGTGTGGAGAGAGGTTGAGTGATGGGTAATTTCGATACGATTTACATAAATAAAAATAATATACAAAAAAAGGTTGGTAATCGGTATATTGAGTTATTGGAGCAATATAGAGATAAATATTTTTCACAGAATATTTTTTACAGGGATGAAATCGTTGATAAAAATTATTTTGAGTTTCAAACAAAGGAGCTGCTAGAGAATAGTTCTTTATCATATAAAAGTTTTAAAATAAGGAATAAAAATATATATTTATATGAAGATTGTAAATGGATATTAAAAGAGTATAACGATGACTTTTTTGATGAATACATTAATTATAAATCAGCGTTTACAGTGTATAACTCTATACATGATTATAAAAACAAAAAATCATGGTGGTTGGAGCTACTAGTCGTCATGGATGGTTCGGTAGTAAATGAAATTGATTTGCTTGAGATAAGAAGAACTCACAATCCAAATTTTAGTTATACGTACTAAATTTGTAGGAATAATACTTTATTGCCCATGGTGTGGAGAGAAATTCATGAAACACCATTTTAATACATATTTAGTTTGCTCGCACTGCCATGAAGACATTGTAGAACAGTGGGCTGGAGATGAGATTTTTCGTCAATGCGAAGCTTGTGGTATCTACGACGCGCAATCTGAAGACATGTTAGAACTTGATGAAAATGAATATGAGGAATTAATACCATGAAAAAACTAATAACTTACGTAGCGCTCAGCACGCTTGCCATATCGTCCTTCTCACAAGCTGCACTCACATGCCCTAAGCCAAGCGAGCTTATAATAAACGAGGACATGACAGCTTCTTTCGATCCACTATATCCATATAGAAACAATTGGTATGTATCCAATAATTACATATTCCCAGGAACGCAGGAGCTAAGGTTTAGCAAAGCATTCTGGGCTAACTTCTCATACAACACTCACGTCACATGCATATACGGAAGCTCTGATGGATCATACAGCTCTATACTGTCCATGACCTATGTCTATAAAAACAAAGAACCTGTAAACGGTAGATGGAAAACCAAAATGGATTTAAACGAATTCTATTCACTAGAGTGCAGAGATTCCGACGTGAATAACTGTCCTTTCTATCAAGAATAACAAGGTAGTATCCATGCATAAATTTCAAGATCGTAGGATTGAAGTTATTAAGAAATCAACCAATGGCGGTGCTAGAGAGGGTTCTGGACCTAAAGTAAAAGGTCCTTACCCGCGTCGTAGTGTTTGTATTGACAACAACACATATGACCTCGTCAAGGCTTATGGTGGAGGTAATTTTAGCGCTGGGATTAGGAAGCTTTGCAAGCTGCTGGAGATGAATAAGTGATTTGTTTATGTCTTTTTCATCCATTACGCTGCTCCTACTTCTATTTCAAAATCTTCAAAATGATTTACGCGCCGATAATTAAAGCTATGGTCGTACATCTGCGTGTTAAATATGCTTTTGTGGCCCATAGATTTTTGTACATCTTCTAAAGTCATACCTTGATTGCGTTGATAAGTGGCATTACTGTGTTTTAATCTGTGCGGATGTACATGATCGCCAAGTCCGGACCATTTCCCAAGATCATTAAATATTTTCCTAAGCTGCACTCTTCCCATTTTAGTGTAATTTGTCATGCCTAAAAAAACGTATTCGCTATTATAATAATTCTTTTTTCTGTGCTCATAAAAAAACCTAACCATGCCATCACTTAAGTCGACCAGTGTATCTTCGCTGCCTTTCAGCCGCCTAACAAGCATAATTTTTCGCTTAAGGTCAATATCTTTCCACTTTAAATTACATACCTCACTCGCGCGCATACCATATTTAAAAATGAGCATTACAATCCAATAGTTTCTAATCGGATGTTTTTTAAATTTATCGCAGTTTTTTAGAAGAAGTTTTATTTCATCCGCTGTGAGGTCTTTGCGTAAATAATACTCATAATCGGGAAGCCTTCCCTTACTTTTTTTCGTCATTTTTTACTCGCTTTGCTTCAATGTTATATTTTGGTCAAAAAAAACTTTCTGGACGGAAAGTTAAAATTGCTTTTTTTTTATATAATTTTTTATGGTCGGAACGGTAGGATTTGAACCTACGACCACTCAGTTCCAAACCGAGTACGCTACCAGACTGCGCTACGCTCCGAGTAAGTGATTTACAATATTATACAATATTATACAATATTTTCATTATTTTGCTATGCACTTTGTGTGCAGTTTATTTTTTAAGCTTTGTCATTAAAATGGCTGGAAACATCACATTGTTCATTTTATTTGTCATTGTTTTACTTGTAGTATAATATCAATCATCAGATGGACTTCCATCATAGCACGTCATATTTTCTCCTTAAAACATCGCCACCAAGGGGAATAGGCAGCGATGATTCATTACAAGTTACGACAATAAAAAGCTGATGTTGCTAAAAACATCGCTGTTTATCATGCATGTTCCGCAATCAAGAACATCAAACCATGGGATGTTCATAATTGTCTCCTATGTGCGTAGTTATTATTTACCTGAATTTCAACTCAGCAGCTATAACCAAAGCC